CTCCACCGGGTTTACAGGGCCACTGACAGGTAATGTGACAGGTAATGCTTCAACAGCAACATCAGCGACATCAGCAACAACCGCTACGACAGCTACCTATGCAAGCACTGTAACAGGGACCGCACTGGCCATTGGTTACCTTCAGCTTCCCCAGAATTTGCAAACCACAACATATTCAGCATTGATTGGGGATGTAGGCAAGCATATCTACTCCACAAGCAGTGTCACGCTTAATCCCAGCGTGTTCTCTGCCGGTGACGCCTTCGTTATTGTCAACAGCAACACGGCCACAACCTCAATCTCCATTATCGCGGGAACGGGCGTTGTTCTTCGGATTGCTGGCACCACAACCACAGGCACACCGCGCACCCTTGCACCAAATGGCATGGTATCTGTTCTGTGCGTTGTCGGTGGCGCTACGCCCACATTTTTAATCTCTGGCGCAGGAATTACCTAATGACCGGCATGATGTGTGCGGCAGCGGGGGCTGCGGGAACAGATGGCTCATATATTGTAAATGTTGGGAAAAGTGAGCTTAACGGTAAAGTTAACATAGACCTCTATGGTTTTCTAACAAGCAGTCTTCAAAGCACCCCCGGCTCCATAACCCCAACAGCAGCGACTTTCAAAAGTGTGACAATCGTAGCCGTGTATTCAAGCGGTGTAACTGTCGGCTTTGCAAACTCTTATATTGCTTTATTTCAAGGCAACCAAATAGCGGGATTTTTTAATACACTAAAAGTGAACGGCACGACCGTTGTTGGCACCTTGGGAGCCCCTAATTTTGACGGCACTAATACAAGCTTTACGATTAGCTTAACATCTTCCCCTGCGGCTACACTATTTGGGACAACACTCAGTGCCCCAATACCAATTATAATGACTTAAAGGACGGCAATATGGCTGACGAAACTGCTAACCCAGAGCCAACGATTGGTACAGAGCCCGTTGTTGAAATTTACAATAGCCCAGAAAGTAACATTTTTGTTGAAATTCACAATGATGTGGAGCCCCTTTGATGCGTAATCTTTGTCGCCGCTACCCGATGTTTAATGTCGATCTAGTTTATCTTGATCCCAACGAGAAATTTGACTCCCCCGTTGCTCACAGCACATGCATCGCTGGTTTCGTATTTCAAGGGAATACGGTGTATAATTCTTTGAGAAATAAAGAAGGTGATTTTCTCACACCATGCAATGGTGGCTTATTTGAAATTTCACCTAAAAATAAACTTTACCCAATGATCGTTACGGCGGGCGATAGCGGCGCTTCATGGCTATGTGTGTCTTACAAAGTTGAGGGCACCTATGAGGCCCAGCATGTCAATATAGTTAGTGACTACACCTTACCTGCTGGCTGGGGCTTTGCTGTTGCTCAAGGCGAGGTAACTGCTGATGGTAAAACTGCCACGCAGGGTTTATATTTTGAACCAAGAGCAGCAGATATAATTGTTTCAGGCTCCGCAGACTTAATAATTTTGAGGTAGATAGATGAAGGAAGATGACATAAACCTGCGCCTGACAACGCATGAAGCTGTTTGCGCTGAACGTTGGCGAGAAACCATATTGCGGATCAAGCGCCTTGAGGCCGTCATGATTGGTAGTGCGGGCTTCACAATCGCATTGCTTTCAGCAATTGCATTTAGGATGAATTAACATGAGCTTTCTAAATGATTTTGAGAGCAAGCAAGATGGTACAAACGATACCATAGAGTTTGTTATTCGTGTGGCCATCGTCACGCTGTCTGCGGTTATACTTGTGGTTGTACTGGCGCTCGTTGTTGGGCTGTTTGTTCCTAACGACATTGTAGATAGCACCGCAATCCTCGACACGGTTAATCCAGCCTTTCAAACCATCATTGGAGCATTCGTCGGCTTGCTTGGTGGCCTGAGCTTAAACGCAAATGCGCGTGACAAGGGCGCACCAGAGCCGGAAGAGCCTTTGGAATTGACGCCTGCGCCAGAACTAGAAGCACCCAAAGCCTATAGAGATCCGCAGGGCACAGTCTTTATTGATACGCCTGAAGACGATGATGACGATGACATGGCACCTTGGGAGAAATACCGCAACGACTTGCGTTATGATGCTAATGGCGATGGTGTGGTTGATGAGGATGATTTTCCTGATTGGCGGAGTGCCGGACAATGAGCCTTGTAAATCTTCAGCAAAAAATTGGCGTGACCGCAGATGGTGCATTTGGTCCGGGCACCTTTAAAAAAGCTGCTGCTTATTACAAGCTATCGCCAGATCGCGCCGCGCATTTCTTTGCTCAAACGGCGCATGAAAGTGGAGGCTTCAAAGCATTTAGTGAAAACCTGAATTACGGTGCCAAGGGGCTTCGCGGCATCTTTGGCAAGTACTTCCCAAATGACGCGCTGGCCCGTTCCTATGAGCGCCAGCCGCAAAAGATCGCAAACCGTGTCTATGCCAACCGCATGGGCAATGGCCCTGAAGGCAGCGGAGATGGATGGAAATATCGTGGCCGTGGCGCGCTTCAGCTTACGGGCAAGGACAATTACCAAGCCTTTGCCAACTACATTGGTCGGCCAGATGTCATGACCAATCCAGATCTGGTTGCTAGTGAACTCTGCTTTGAAAGCGCCCTTTGGTTCTTTGACCGCAATAAACTGTGGGGCATCTGCGACCAAGGCACAGGCGATGCAGCAATCCTTGCGCTGACAAAGCGCATCAATGGCGGGACGCATGGCCTTGATGACCGCAAGGCAAAGACGAAAAAGTACGCAGGCTGGCTATGAAAGATATTAACTGGGCCGACATTCTCAAAGGTGCAGTTCCTATCCTTATAGCCTGCATCGCATGGCTATTGGGGCAAGTAAATGGCTTTGAAACTCGATTGACTAAAGTCGAGACTGCCATGCCTATCCTTATTACACAGGACGGCGTACCCACAGACAGTCCTCTTTCGGCAAGGGCTAGGACGGAAATGCGTGAACACCTGACAGGCGAAATTAACGACCTGAAGGTGCGCGTTGGCGTTCTTGAAAGTAAACCTAAATAACACAAAGAAGTACGCAACATGGCTTTAATCAACCCAGTTATGATATATGGATTAGCAGGTGCTTTGATCATTGGCGCGGCATCCGGATACAAGGTCCGCGATTGGCAGTGCGATGCGGCATATGCAAAGGCTCTGGAAAAAGCTGAAAAGTTGCGAGTCAAAAAACAGGAGATAGTTGATGATATTTCGCAAACCTATGAAACCCAACGAGATCAAGCCAATGGGGTGGCAACCGAAAGGACCTATACCATTCGCGAAATATACAAAACGACTCCTGCCATTTCTCCTGATTGCACTGCTCCTGATGCTGTGCGCCGGTTGCTCGAAAGCGGTGTCCGTGACGCCAATGCCGCTGCCACCGGCAAACCTAGCGTCGAACTGCCCGACTCTCCAAGATCCGCCATTGGCGCTGATCGACCCTGAACGGTCACTCTGGGAGTCGGCCATAATCGCAGAATATATCGACTGCGCGACAAAGCATCGCCTGACTGTTCAAGCTTGGCAGGATGCGGCAAACGTAAAGTAATTATTTTCCAAGGTGGTCTAAATACCAGACCGCTTTGCGATAATCTTGAGCGGAATTGCCTTTATGGCCAGCGCGGCTGATGTATTTAAGCGCATTGCCAACGCAATATCCCTCAAATTGCTCTGAGGTCAGCTTGGCCTGAATGTAGTCAATCGTCTCAATGCCACCCACTTTATAGTGCGGAGGTTGGTTGACCATATCCCGCTCTTCCTCATTCATTTTTGTGATCATTTCTTTTACGCTCAGGCCTTTATAGTCAGGGTCTGGGATGTGAAAATTGGTTTGAAAATCAGCAATGCAAAGAGGGCATGGCTCATATGATGGGAAATTATGTTCGCAGGGTTTATTCTTCATGGCATAAAAACCTTAACCTTACCGATATGCATGCAGTTTAGGCTGACATCACCCTTTTGAAAATAGTCAGGGTTTGTCAGCTTGGTCCTGTTCCCATCATCTTTGTAAATTTCGCTAATGATAATAAAGTCTGAATTACCGATTTCCGCAACCAGATCCTCTAAAGATCTCGCAGGGTGGTCACCGATAATCTGATGGACAGGATGGCCCCCAAAACTTGGCATGTGCATCGTAAAAAGAAATCGCATAATAAATCTCCAAAAAGAAGCGGGGCCTCAGCCCCGCCTCCCCTTGGTCACTTAG